TTGGCATTGGCATATCTTTAGATGATGCTTGGACTGATTGGTCAGAACCAAGTGAATGGAGATTTGAAATTGTAGGTAAACAATATGGAGGACACTTATAATAATTAAAATGAAAGCAGAAGATAAAAATATAATTAAAAACATTATTGTTTTCTTAGAAGAAAATGAACAATATGGAGATAATTGGAAAAATGAGATAAGAGTATTAAATGAGATATTAACTAAAACTAAATAAAATGGGATATAGAAGTAAAGTAATTATAGGAGTAAAAACTGGAGATTTGTCAAAAGAATTTGATAACATATTAAGGAAGCATGAATTTCCAGTAGACAAACCCGATGGAGATTATCTAAAAATACATAAGCAAAGAGATCCAAATGATAAAACCTTTTATACATTCAATTACATTAAATGGTATCATTCAGATGATTGGTGCAAAGAGATTGTTGATTGGTTAGAAAAACAAGTTTGTAGATCTAATAGTCTCTATCTATTGCAAAATGTGTTTTGTGTAGGACTGGGAGAAGATGGGCAAATACATTCTGAAATAGGAGATCCTTATGAATATGTAGAACAAATTAGTGAAATTAATTTAATAGATTAAAGATATGAATAAAATGCAAGTATTTAAAAGAATATTATTGGAGAAACTAAAACCAAAACCAAATAAGACACTAATACAACACTTACAGCAAATGGTGGATTACTTTAAAAAAAATAAAGAAATTGAAAAAGATTATTGTCATAATTGCGAAGAAGAATTAAAGGTAGTAGATGTGCCAAGTGGATACCAAGAAAATTATTGTACACCATGTAATGAAAAGCACAATTATTTTACTTGTAGAAATTGTGATGACATAGTAGAAGTTGCAGATACTTTTTGTACTAAGTATTGCTATAAGGAATATTGGGTATGAAAGTAAGACATCATGTAGCAATACAAATGGAAAAAGAACAAAAGTGGCAAAAAGAAAATGGTATTATTGTACTAACTGCCGATGAATTATGGAGATACAGCGGTTTAAGAGAAAAAAATAGTAAATTATCATCTTTAACACCACAATACAGAAAAAAAGAAATTAAACCTAAAAAAAAATAATATGAAAACAGAATACTTAATAAAACAAATAGGTAAAGAGGTAATAGATTTATTACTTGAAAAGAATGAGGCGTATGGAGATACTGCAAATGATCCTCCAAAGATATTTTCTAAGCTGTCTCCGAAGGAGGGAATACTGGCACGAATAGATGATAAGTTAAGTAGGATTAAGCAAGTAGGTATCAATGATAAAACAGAGGATACCATCTTAGATTTAATCGGATACCTTATACTATATAGGGTTCAGATAAAAAAAGAAGCATGGAATAACATTGATTATTCTATAAAGAAATAAAAATAAGTTAAACATAATTTTGTCAAGTAATACTAAAGTATTATCTTAGCAACCTAATTAAATTAAATATGAAAAAAGATATTTTTGATGGTTATGCAATAGCAATAGCCAAGCAGTTTCATCTGACACTTGATCAGATGTTTGATAAAACAAAGAGGAGGGATATAGTAGACGCAAGACAAATGCTGTACTATTTATGTATGGAAAGACCGATAAGAATTTCTTATATACAGAGATTTATGGAAGATCAAGGACATCCTACCGCTCACTCAACCATAATACATGGATATAAAAAAGCTAAAGAATTAATTGATAGCGACCAAGACTTTCAAGATGTAGTTAATAAACTACAAAATGTATAGTGTAGATGATATATACGAACAAGCAATAAAAGATAAACACACGTACAAATCTTTAAACAATAGCTTTATAAATTACGGCGTAAAGATTCAAAAATTTCCATCTAAAACTGAAATACTTAATTGTGGTAGGAATGGAGATTACTTCCAAGAATGTAGTAACGATGAATATAAGTTGTTTTTTATTCATGGATGGAGAAAGGGAGGATTAAGACTATCAATGATGAATTGTAAAAGAAAGTTAGACATGATAGAGGAAAAGATTAGGAATGAGGTAAATACCCGTAAAAACGATAAGCATATACAAAAATTAAAAACTACAAGAGAAAACTTAATTATTAAGTATTCCAACAGACAAAAACAATTAAATAAAATCAAATTAAATGAAGAAAAACATTTTTAAGGAACTCGCTTCCATATCCGTAAAGGATAAAACAGAAAAGAAAGGTAAATTCAGCTATTTATCTTGGGCTTCAGCTTGGAGTATGCTAAAATTAGAACATCCTACTGCTCAAAGAATAGTATATGAATCTGAACATACTGGACTTAACTTTTTTACTGATGGTAATTCTGCTTATTGTAAGGTAGGTATTATTATTGAGGGATTAGAGCATATAGATTACCTACCAGTTATGGATTATAGAAATAACTCTATACCAATTGCTAAGGTAACTTCAATGGATGTTAATACTACTATCCAAAGATCAACTGCTAAGGCAATTGCTATGCATGGATTAGGATTAAGTTTATGGATAGGAGAGGATACAATTCAAACTATCACCCCATCTGTTGCGGTTAGTAAAACTCCAGTACCAACTAAGACAACCCATGTTGAATTAAATATTGGAGATGAAAACTTTGCTAAAGTATTAAAGTATGTATCTGACAATAAAGATCTTGGATTACCTAAAATTGTAAAGAATTTAGAGGTTAAGTATAAGATAAAGCCATTGGTAAAGAAGGAAATATCTAAATATATTAAGTAATGGAGTTTAAATTTAAAAATTTCAAAGAACTTGTTAATATTAAGTTAGATAAATTAAACTGGATTGACCATAATGATTCATCTATAATAAGCGAGCAAGGATTTAGCGTAGGATTAGATTACTTTAAAAACATAGGAGTTAATAAAGATAAAAACCAATTACTCGTTAATGTATATTACAATACTTTAAGTATATGTGCAGTAGCCTCAACTGATCCTGAATCATGTGATAAATTTACTCAGTGGTACTTTGATATAGTTAAAATTATTGATGAAGAAAAAGTAATTAAGATAGATTTAATGAGAGAAAAAGGAGGACAAATATTTAAAAAATTATGAATGATATATTAGAAAAACTAAAGGATGATGACCATTACTATGGAGAATTTGGTAAGCAATACTTATCTAATTCAGATATAATAACATTACTTAACGATCCTAAAACTTTTAGAAAGCCTAAAGAATTTACAAAACCTATGTTAATTGGTAGATATTTCCATACTGCAATGTTAGAGCCTGAGAAGTTAGTATCAGAGGAATTTACAAGTATAGATGTATCAAGCAGAAATTCTAAAAAGTATAAAGAAGAGTTAGCTGAGTACGGAAGATCACTTATGATGTTAGATAAAGAAAAAGTAGAGATTGATAAGGCTATTAGTTTAATGAAAAACAACTTACAATTCTTTGAGGATATCTATGATGAGGGTAATCAGTTTGAAGTACCAGCAGTACAAGAGGTTATGGGTATGATGTGGAAAGGTAAAGCAGATATTGTAGGACATGATTTCTTGATAGATTTAAAGACTACAGGAAATATAAAGGATTTTAAGTATAGCGCAAGAAAGTATAACTATGATAGTCAAGCATACCTATACCAACAATTCTTTGACAAGCCTATGGTGTTCTATGTTGTTGACAAGACTACATTTGAGTTAGGAATATATCATCCATCACAAAACTTCTTGATGAATGGTAAAGACAAGGTAGAAAAAGCAATAGAAGTGTATAATAAATTTTATGAAAAAAATGCTAAAGAAGATATTGAAAATTATATCATTAGAGAAATACTTTAATGTAACAAGAAAAAGTGTATGGATTGAAATTCCAACCAATCTATATACTCAAGCTGAAAGAGATAATCTCATGGAGGCTACAATGAATCAGTTGGAAAAAATAATTTATAAAAATTAAATCATGGCAGAAGAAAAAATCTATGTAGGAAACGGAACATCAAAATTTGATGGGAGCATGATCTCTTGTAGTGTATGTTTATCAGACTTACCCCAAGAACACATGTTTGAGTACAATGGTAAAAAATACATTAAACTTAATGTATCAGCTAAAAAAGATGGTGCTGACGAGTATGGTAAAACACATTACTTAGCAGTAGATACTTGGAAGCCAGAACCAAAGAAAGAAACTGCACCAGCGGTTGAGGAAGATTTACCTTTCTAAATTTCAATCTAAGAGAATAGATTAGGGGCTTTTTGCCCCTTTTCTTTCCTCTTTTAAATGATGAGATGATAAGTTTTCTTATAAATTATAGACTCTCTATATATAAGTCTTAAACTTAAACTCTCTTTACTTATTTATATATATATTTCTTATCATATAGTCATAAATAAAGAATATATAAGTAGTAGTTAGTAAAAAAAATTAACATAAAGTTAAAATAAAGTTAAAATAACACATCATAAATCAAATAAAATGGAAATAACAATATTTAAAGATATTAAAGATACTGCTCAACCTTTCTACAGAGATGTATCAAAAATATTAGAAAGGATTCAAGAAGGAGCATCCCAAGACATAGTAAGATCAATAAGGGTAGAAAAAGACAAAGAAATAAGAAATAAATTAAAGCAATCATTACCAGCAGTATGTTTCAGTGGTAAATTTAGTAAAAGAAATGATTCTTCATTACTTGAACATAGTGGATTAATATGTTTAGATTTTGATAACTTTCCTACTGAAAAATTACTATTAGAGCAAAAAGAATTTTTAACTAAAGATAAATATACTTACTCAGTATTTATTTCGCCAAGTGGATTAGGATTAAAGGCATTAGTTAAGATACCAGCAGAAGGAGATACCCACAAACAATTTTTTGGCTCACTACAACTGCACTATGATAGTGAATACTTTGATATATCATGTAAGAATGTTTCAAGAGTATGTTATGAATCTTATGATCCTTTAATATTCATAAATGAGCAGTCAAGTGTTTTTAATCAAATTATTGAACAAGAGTATCAAGAGGTTGTTAAACATAAAGATGTGCAAACTATACCAATAACCAATGAGAATAAAATTGTAGAAATTCTTTTAAAGTGGTGGGAAAGAAAGTATGGATTAAATAGTGGGGAGAGAAATAATAATGTTTACATACTTGCCTCAGCCTTTAATGATTTTGGAGTTAATAAAACATTAGCAGAATATGTTATGGGTAATTTTGTTAGTAAAGACTTTACTCAAAATGAAGTAATAAGAACTATACAATCAGCATATAAGCAAGTACAAAACTTTGGAACAAAATATTATGAAGATGAAGAAAAAGTTAATAATGTAAAAAGAAAATTAAGAAAGGGGGCTACTGCCTCTGAAATTAAATCCCAAATTTCAGAAGGCTTAGATGTTGAGGATAATGTTTTAGATAATGTAGTAAGAAGACTTGAGGAGGAACAAGACAACCAAAAGTTTTGGACAAAGAGTGAAAAGGGAGTTGTTAAAATTATTCATCTTTCATTTAAGGATTTTTTAGAAGACAATGGATTTTATAAATTTAACCCAGAAGGAAGTAAGAGTTATGTGTTTGTTAAGGTAACTAATAATTTAATTGATCATACATCTGAAAAAGAAATAAAAGATTTTGTATTAAGTTTTCTTTTAGATGTAGATGATACCAGTATATATAATTACTTTGCTGAAAGTGTAAAGTATTTTAGAGAAGAATTTCTAACTCTACTTGGATCTATAAATGTATACTTTGTAGCTGATACCAAAAATACCGCATATCTTTATTATACAAATTGTGCAGTTAAGATAACCAAAGATGAAATTATTCCTATTGATTATTTAGATTTAGGAGGTTATGTTTGGAAGGATCATGTTATTGATAGAGTATTTGATGTTTGTACTGTTACTGATTGTGATTTCCAAACCTTTATATCTAACATATCAGGAAGTGATGGGAAGAGAACTTTATCTATGGAATCTACGATGGGTTATTTATTACATGGATGGAAAAACTTATCCTATTGTCCAGCTACTATATTAAATGATGAGGTTATATCAGATAATCCTGAAGGAGGAACAGGAAAGGGATTATTTATGAATGGGTTAGCACAAATGAAAAAGTTAGTAGTTATAGATGGTAAGTCATTTAACTTTGATAAATCATTTGCTTATCAATTAGTTTCTGCTGATACTCAAATATTATGTTTTGATGATGTAAAGAAAAATTTTGACTTTGAGAGATTGTTTAGTGTGGTTACAGAAGGATTAACTTTAGAAAAGAAAAATAAAGATTCTATTAAGATACCATTTAGTAAATCTCCAAAGGTGGCCATCACTACTAACTATGCAATTAGAGGTAAGGGTAATTCTTTTGCTCGTAGAAAGTGGGATGTAGAACTTAGTCAGTTTTACACAAAAGAGTTTACACCACTTGTAGAGTTTGGTAAGTTAATGTTTGGAGAATGGAATGATAATGATTGGTGTCAGTTTGATAATTATATGATTCAGTGCTTACAATTACATTTAGATAAAGGTCTACTAAAAAGTGAATTTGTAAATCTTAGGGCTCGTGTACTAATTGCTGATACTTCTCACGAATTTGCTGAGTGGTGTGGTATAATTGATGGGATATCTAATCCTAAGCTGTGTTTAGATACAAGAATTTACCAAAATGATTTATATTTAGATTTTATTAATGAGTATCCTGATTATGCCCCAAAAGCAAAATTAACTGTGAGCCGAATAAAGTTTGGTAAATGGCTCTTGTCTTATGGAAATTATAAGTTTAATTGCACTCCTTTACAAGGTAAAGATATGCTTGGTAAATGGATTACATACTTAAATGCAGTAGTAAAAGATGATTAAATTTAGAGACTACCAAAAAGAAATAATATCAGATGGTGTTGGCATCATAAAACAACATCGATTTCTTTATTTAGCTATGGAGGTTAGAACTGGAAAGACACTAACGAGTTTAGGAATATGTGATCAGATTGGGGCTAAGAAAGTTTTATTTATAACTAAGAAAAAAGCCATCTCCAGCATACAAAGTGATTATGATTTGCTAATTCCTCAATTTGAAATAGAGGTTATAAATTACGAATCACTACATAAGATTAGACAGACTGGATGGGATGTAGTAATTTGCGATGAGGCGCATGGTATGGGGGCATTTCCAAAACCAAGCGGAAGATCTAAAAGGGTAAAGAATATTATATTTAGATCTGATCCTTATATAATGTTACTTAGTGGAACACCAACTCCAGAGGCATACTCACAAATGTATCATCAAGTATTTTTCATACCTAATAATCCTTTCTCACAGTACAGAAACTTCTACGAATTTGCTAATACTTATGTAGGTGTGGTTAAGAAAAAAATAGGAGGGCTATATATCAATGACTATTCAAAAGGAAGTAAGAAAATTATAGAGGCAATGTCTCCTTATACTATTAACTTTAGCCAAAAGGATGCTGGGTTTGTAGTTGAAACTACTGAGCATGTTTTAGAAGTTGAGATGAAGGATTCCACTACAAAGCTTATAAGCAAACTAAAAAAAGATTTAGTAGTAGAGGGTGATTCTGAGGTTATATTGGCTGATACAGCTGTTAAATTAATGACTAAGGTACATCAGTTATGTAGCGGAACTATAAAGTTTGAGAGTGGAAACTCTATGATAATTGATTTAAGTAAGGCTGAGTTTATAAAGAAAAAATTTAGAGGATTTAAAATAGGTATCTTTTATAAATTTAAAGAAGAACTTAATGCTCTCAAAGAAGTATTCGGAGATGAATTGTGTGTAGATTTAGATTGTTTCAATACAACAGATAAGAATATTGCCCTTCAGATAGTTAGTGGTAGAGAAGGTATTAGTTTACGAAAGGCTAATGCCTTAGTATATTACAATATTGACTTTAGTGCTACATCATACTGGCAGAGTAGAGATCGTATGACAACTAAGGATAGACTTAAGAATGATGTGTACTGGATATTTAGTAAAGGAGGTATAGAGAAGGATATTTATAAGGCTGTAGTTAAGAAGAAAGACTACACCCTTACTCACTTTAGAAGAAAATTTATAAATTTGTCTCGTGACTGAACAACAAATACAGGCAAAGAGGATTAAGCAACTGGAGGCGGAAGGATACTATGTTCTTAAGCTAATAAAGACTAATAAGAATGGCATCCCCGACCTCCTTGCTATCCCTCCTAATTGTAATGTATTGTTTTCAGAAGTAAAAAAACCAACAGGTAAATTATCTAAATTACAAGAATACAGATTAAAAGAATTAGAAAAACATGGATGCAGAACAGAAGTATATAAGGGAGGCAGGCTATGATGTAGCTGAAGATTTTATGGAAAGCATTTCAGATATGGATATCAGGACTGGAATAAAAATTGCAAACTTCATAGAAAAAAATATAGATTATATTCCCACCAACAAATTAATATCAACAGTATTAGGAGGTTTAATTATGGATGATGAAAATGAGCCAATTACTTTTGCATTAGAAATAATAAAAAACGAATCTAAGTATACTATATTGTCTGATGTACAACTTATATCTATGGACGAATATTTAGACTTATTAAATTTAAAATTAAATGAAAGAACAAAAAGTAATAGCAATAAAAAATATAGTTAATACTCATTACAATATAGATGTTGACCTTAAAATAAAGACAGATGAGTTTATCAAGGCAAGAGTAATTTGTTATAAAATATTAAGAGAAGAATGTCTTTTTTCTTTACAATATATTGGGTTAAAATTTAGAAGAAATCATTCTACTATCATACACGCACTAAAAGGATTTTCTATTATGTTAATCCAATACCCTCAAATGAAAAGAGACTATGAACTCATTCTTGCTACATGGAGAGGTGAAGCTTCTGAATATGAAGAACTAAAGCCTTTGCAAATAAAAAAAGAACTCCACGATTTGCGAGAACAAAATAAATTGTTAAATTTGTCCATAATTAATGTTCAAAAAGAGTTAAAACAACTATTAAATAAATGTCAAGAGTAGCACCAGAAGATAAAAAAACTATAGCACATATTAATTTCACCTGTGAAAACATACATCAGTTTGGAGAAGATCTTTTTGAACATCTAATGGAAAGAGAGTATGAAGAATCTCAATCAAAAGCAAAAAATTTAATAAAATTATTAGAGGATATGGTTAAATCTATGGAAGATGAATTATAGATGTAGCAATATCTTAATAGTAGTATGGCCTTCTTAATATCAAGTGGCGTATAGAGATAAAAAAGATCAAGCTGCAGCATCTAAACGTCATTATGAAGCCAATAAGAAAAAAATAAAGAAACGATCGAGCAAAAGAAATAAAGCTCAAAGAAAAACAAATAAAGAATACGTAGACGCAATTAAAAGTATATCTGAATGTGTTGATTGTGGAGAAAAAAATCCTTTAGTGTTAGATTTTGATCATGTTAGAGGAAAGAAAATAGAATGCGTTTCAAATATGATGAGAGGAGCTTATGGTATTAAATCTATACAGAAAGAAATTAATAAATGTGAAATTAGATGTTCTAATTGCCATAGAATAGTAACAGATAAAAGAAGAATTAAATGATAAACATAATAGTTGTCTGGCCATGCAAAAAGTAATAGCAAAAGAATTACATACATTCGCTAAAGTAATAGCGGAGAGATTCTCTCATAAAAATAGAGAAGGAAATTTTAATAATGAATCATTTGAAGTCGATGAGGTTATACCAACTTCAGATCATACTGCGGTGATTAACTTTAAAAAAAGTAGTGGTAAAATAGGGGTTGCCTTCTGTTACTACATAGTTAAGGGAGCATCAAAAGGATGGAAATATTTCTTTCCTACTGACTCACACCTTAACGGTTTCCAAGCATTCTTATATTATAAGTTAGATGCAGAAAGGAGAAACTACGACAAGAACTTTAATG